ATCAGTCCACAGATTAAAATGATTTCTAGGTACATTTTTAAGCCTCCTCTTCCATTTTATCCCAACACCAACCCCAACCAATATCATATAATTCTATTTCTTGATTATCTATTTTATAGGTTGTTGGCTTTTGTCTATCTGCAATTAGTTCTTCGTACTTAGTTCCTTTTTCTTCTGTAATCCAAACAGATATGCTTTTATCTTTATGAATCTTCATTGTGTAGTAGTTATCACATCCTTTTTTCATCCATTTTTTAACCTTTTTTAATTCATCAAAGGTTACTAAAGGAAGTAACCAACCATTCCATCTATCATCCTTATTGATAAAGGCATTACATACTTTGCCGTCATCAAAGCCAACAGATACGAAATCAAAATTATTATTTAGTTCTGCATTCCAATCTTTGATTTTATCAAATGGTATTTTATATCTAAAGCCACCTCCAAACGGATATGCTTTGACTTTTTTAGTTCTATAGTTAATTGATTCAACTTTAAAAAGTGAACTATCTTTTGTTCTAATAAGTTTATTCATTGTTTACGCTCCTAACTTGCTTAAAAATTCATTAATCAATTTGTCTAATTGTATTTTCATTTCTTCATAATCTTTTGAAGTTGAAATAACTACATCAGCTTTCTTTTCATAATCTCTGACTAATTGATAAGGTGCTTGTTTCCCTATAGGGTTGTAACCCGTTGAAATAATAAATGTCTCATTATTATTTTCTAATTCATAGTAATCACAAGTCCAACCATAAACGCCCTTTGAATATGCAAAAGCATTTTTGAATTTCAATAATCTTTGTAAGTCACAATAACCTACAGATATTAGATTATCTTCATGTGTATTGTTTCTGATTTGTTTTTTAGTTGCTAGTAGTTTCATGTTATTTGTCTCCTTTGGTTAATTTATTTAATGCTACTTTATAAGCTATATCTAATGGTAAAGGTGCTTGTTTTCTTTTTTTATCATCATATTCTTTACCAAATGCTTTTTTGTATGTTTCTCTTTTGACTTTGTTTGATATATCCCTCATGCCTACTTTCCCC